GGATAATCTTTTGCTGCGCTTCCTGTTCTCTCGCCTGGGCAACTTGCCTGTCCCGTTCCGCTAGTGCCTTTTCTGTCGAATACTCAGCTAGAGCCTTCTCATACTCAAACGCATCAGCGAACTGGCTTGGTTGTGGCTCTGCATCATATTGAACAACCTGTTGAGGCCGTTGTTGTTGTTGCATCGCTTCCAAACGCTGTTCAGCATCTAACCTTGCTTGGCGTTCCCGCTGGGCTTCTTGCCTAGCTTCCTCACGTTGCTTGGTTATCTCTGAAAACCGCTTTTCAAGTTTAGGATTTTGCTTACGCTCACCCTCTTGGTTTGCTTCCTTTTCTGCCTCTTTCGGTTCACTCTGCTCTGCCTCGGCTACTGGCTCGGATTCTTCACCCGCCTCAGTATCCGCAGGGGATTCAGCTAAACCTAATCTGTTTGCATAAAATTCTGCTGCATTCTCGCTAGTCAATACTTGACCCGCTTCTTTATCGGACATACGTTTCCCAACGATTTAACCCTGTGATCCTCACAGGTAAGGTTTAGTGGTTTTTACCACAAATTATTTTAAAACTCAAATAGCCCGTTCTGTTGTTTCTGCCGTAGCATTTCTTAATGTTGATCTGTCCATTTGAGCCAACAACATAGCTATCTCAGCTTTCATGCGCTCAATCTCAAGTTGTGTCTGTGTTTTGATGACCGTATCGTGCGCTTGACTGTCCACACGCATTTGCATTTCAGCACGATCACTTTGCTCACGAATCTCAACTTCATGCGCTTTGTTTGTCTCTTTCATCAGGGTGCGTTTAGTCTCTGAGTCTTGACGCAATTGTTCAACGTCCATGCGGTTCTTCAGCATCAAATCTCTAGCCTGAACCGCCTGTGTAAGTTCCTGAATCTGCTTCTGAGACATAGCCAGTTGCATCTGAACTTGGGGAGGAATTTTGGACTTGTCGTCAATCTGAGCCATTGGGTTAGCGGCAGCTAGGCGGTCAGCAATGATGTCAGCGCCAGGCCAATCCATGTTCCTAAACACTAAATCACCCGCCACTTTCATCAGGTCAGGTGCGGCTGACAACAAGGGAAGCATATTGTCCACGGCCTCTTGGCGCTTGGAGTTATAGCCTGGGCCTGTCTCCATCACCACATCGTATTGACCCACGCTAATGTCGTTCAGCACTCTGCCAACAGAATCCCGTTGGTTTATGGTCAACAGTTCAGGCTTGCCATCGTCACCAATGATCCGCATTACACGTTCTGTGTCGTAAATCTTGGGGATTAAATCTAGGCAAATTTTGCCAATGTGACTGATTGAACGGGTCAGGTTGTCGTAATAGTCAAAGTTTGTCAGGTCAACTTGTTGTTGCTGACCGTTGATTGCTTTGCCTGAAATGTTGCCTTGACCCAATTGAGCAGGGTCAAAAATGCCCATGATTGACTTAATGTCATCATTCACGCCCGCAGCTGCCGCCATGATGCCCGCTTGTGGCGGCTCTGGTTGCAGTCGAACAGGAACAGGCGCAGGGCGACCGTCAATGTCTGTCTGTTTGTATCTCAGCAGTGGGAAAGACTTGATGTTGGCATTTGCCCAATCGTTCTCATGTCCCTCGTCTTGGCCTTCAGCAAGCAACCATTTGGCCTTTGGTGCAAGTGCCACACCTTCTGTAATAGAAGTTTGCCAAAAGTTATACATCCTCTGTGGGTCTTTGGCGTAGCGAATCATGCCAAACTTTTTGCGCTTGTCACCAATGACAATGTGTCTCCCGTAAACAGGGACGATGGGAATGTATTTACCCGCCCAATCCCGTTCTTCAAGCACTTCAACGGCAGTTAATTTGCAATATTTAATGGTTTTCTTGTAGGACTCACGGGTATCCACCACTTCAATGCCGTAAGCAGCCAAACGGGTAAAGAAGTCTTTGTCATCAGCAAATGTCGCAGTGCCATCGCTCAAAAGGTACAGTTTTGCCTTTTCTTTGACCGTGTAGTAATACTCAGCCAGGCGAATATCCTCTTTGGTAATCCACTCTGATTGTGAGTCACCCGTTCCACGTTGGGTGAAACTTGTGCCACCGTCTTGTGCGTCAGGGTACAACTTGCGGAATTCATCCTTACGCATCATTGTTGTGATTAAGCAACGGTCAGCGTCAGAGCCATCAGGCAAGACTGAGTTAGGGTCAAAGTAAACAGTAAAGGGATTGTCTACGGCATCGATGTAAATTTCCTGATCAAAAGAATCCTCAGAAATGTAGTCTGTGCGGACTCGCATATAGCCCCAACCCATGCGAACTGCGTATTCAAACGCATTGTCATAGGCATGATCAGCGTTGGAGTTAACCTCAATGTGGCGAATAATGCCTTGAATGGTCTGTGCGTCAACCATGTCCTCATGCGTATTTGTCGCATGAACTTTGATTCTTGGGCGTTGTTGGCGTTGCTGATTTGAGACTTGGCGGCAGTAATTGTCCACCTTGTTCACCGTAATGACGGGGCGAGACTCATGATTGCGTGAGTTTTGCAGTTCCACAGGCCATTGATCACCACCGCCAAACTTCAAGTCCTCAAGCGCTTCTTGACGATTCATTGTGTCTGCATCGTTAGCAAACTTGAGAAACTCTATTGCTTCTTGAATTCGTGAGTCGTAATCATCAGCCATGATGTTGCCCTAAGTGATTTGGAGTCATTTTAACTCATCCAAGAATGTTGACCACCATAATTTAAGTTCAGCCTTGGCCTTCTAGCCTGTCTCGGCTCATTGACCATCAAACCTATGTATCTAAACGCATCAGCGCCATGCGAGTAATTGTCGTGCAAGGGCGTTCTGCTGAATTGCTTAGTCTCTGGGTCTACATCGTAACGGTAATGCCTCAGACATTGCAAGCCTTCGTGACAGTTCTCCCTGTCAAACCAACAATTGATGAAGATTGTCCTAGCCGCATTAATTGAATCAAGAATGGGCGTTTTGGGGATTATCTTGGTCTTGTACCCAGCGGCTCTCACGATTTCCTCAATGCTTCTGCCGTTGGCTGCCAAAGTCTTGTTCTCTGCGTCATGGGGAAGCCATAGCGTGTCGTACATATACCCAAAGGTCTGCATCTTAGCCAGGTAGTCGCTCATAGTCTGCTGATTGCCCTCAATGTAGCGAATTAGGCGGGTTTCCATGCCTATGAACTGTAAAAACCAAATAGCCGTAGCATCAGACCACCCAAGGTCAAAGATGGCGTGAACTGGCTTTGTCGGGTCATAGTTCACTTTGGTAATGCGCCCGTCTAGCTCTGCCATTTGCATTTCTTTGGCAAAGATAGCCCCATCTACGGTCTGTCTGCACAAACCTTCCCAAACCACGTTATAAGCCTGTGGATCACGATGCTTGAGGGCATCTTTCTCAAGTTTCAGCGTTTCGGGAAACCACGGGTTATCTGACCAGTTGACCTTTTGAACAATGCAGTTCTCAGGCGGGTTAAGCACAAATCTCTGGTAAGTCTCGTCAGTCTCCAACTCAGGGTTAAAGGTAATCCATATCTCTGAGTTTTCTTTGCGAATGGTAGGGATTAGCACATTCCATGACATTCGGCTAGTTGTCTGTGCTTCCTCAACCCAACAAATATCAACGCCTTCATAGGACTTCACATTAGCCACGTTGTTCTTCAGGCCGACAAAGCTAAACTCTGTCCCGTTCTTTGCCCTGATTGATGCCTGGGTGATTTCGTAGAACCCCAATAGTCCTAATGCCTCAATCTGATCGCACAGCAGCTTGTGGACTGAATCTTTGATGGATGTTTGGAATTCACGGGCGCAAAGCACTCTAATCGGGGCTTGAGCGCCTTTAATCAGTAACGCCCTAGCAACCCCCCATGACTTTGCCCCGCCTCGTCCACCGTACAGGACTTTATAGCGTGAGGGCTTAAACAGGCATTGCAGCTTTAACGGGAATTCCGCTTTGGCAATGGATTGGGCGACTTCACTCACTTGGCTTCACAAATGACACTTGGATGCCTGACAGGAACGGTGCGCCATCTGCACCCGTAATCTCTTGTTTCACTTGCTCACGGTACTTTTTGGGAAATCGTGCAGCCATAGACCGTGACCAAATTGTTGCGTTGATCTTGTCGCTTTCTTTGTTCTCAATCATGTGGGTTTGGGCAATATCCTCCCACCATTGCAGCTCAAATTCCTTTGCCATGTCCAAGGCGTGTAAAAAATCTTCGTGCTGATCACGCCAGTTGTATAAAGTTTTAGTCCCAACGCCCAAAATAGCACCAATTGCCTCAACACTCTTGCCGATCTTGCCCAATGCAATCACTTCCTCACAATACTCAGGCTTGTAGAGGGATGGGCGACCAACAGGGCGTTTTTCGGTTGTTTCAGTCATCGTTTTGATCTGGGTGTGTAAGGTTGTGGGTCATATCCCATTTCATAAATGGAATCCCCATTAGTAAACAAATCTCTTGCTTTAGCAGTTTGTTTAATAAGTTTGTAATTGCCGTTCAAAGCACCCAAACCATGCTCAATTGCATATTCTCTGTCAGTAGTTACCCAATCGCCTTGATTGATCTTTGCGCCACGGGGAACGTCTTTAGGCACAGCACGATAAATTGTGACGGGTCTGTCAGGACGATCTTTAAATGATTGAAGTTGACGAATAACTCTTGCGTCCCTTGCGTCATTCATTCCATGACCATAAAGCCTTGGGGCTTCAAAAGAATAAAAGTCATCAGGATATACGCCACTTAAATCATGCAATGGTTGCCCACTACCTCTAATTGGGGCTTCATGTTGTCCTTTATAAGGATCAGCGGTTTCAGGCAAAGCTGCGGCTTTTACATTATTTGGATTGTTTAAAGGGGCGTTATCTCTTGCTTTTAACAATTCTTGGTAACGGTCAAAATTCTCTTTGTTTGGATTTGCTTTTAAATCCATAGAGGCTTTATTCAACAAACCACCAAAGTCATGGTAATTTTGCGGAAAGCCTTTAACCGCTGTCATGCCAATTGGGTTGTAAGCGCTAGCCATTTGTTTGGCTAATGCTTGAGTCTTTGGCCCATAGTTAATACCTTCTGCCTCGGTAGCCTCATAAAGCTGATCCCTAGCCGCATTTGCCCTATCCATGCCGTAGCCCGCCATTTGTTGCAGACTAGCGCCTGGGTTTTGAATAAAATCAGCGCCCCTACGCTTGGTAGAGTCAATTAGGCTGTAAATGTCGGCTAGTGTAGGCATAAGTCACTTTTTAGATGATTTTGCCTTCATTTTAGACGCTTCACGTTTTTCTGCATAGGCTATTGCCACGGCTTGTTTGACAGGTTTGCCCGCCTTAACTTCCGCTTTGATATTCTCTTTGAACGCTTTAGGACTCGCTGATTTCTGTAGGGGCATCTTGTTTCTCCAATTCGGCTAACCAATAATTGCAGTCTTGTAATGCACCGTTGATCATGTGCAGCTGCGTTTCTAGTTGTTTACCCTGAGTCATCAAGGTTTCAATTTGTTTGTTAATTGCTTCTTTGTTCATTTTCTTCCTCCATTACAAAACATACATCTTGCCAACTCATCTTGAGTAAGCGCTCGTCATTGTGTTTGATTTCCTCAAACTTTAAATATTCGTCTTTGTATTGTTTGGCAAATGTACCAAATGTGATGCGATCACC